TCCGTTCGAGTCGGCGGGAGAAACAGTAGGGTTATCATATACACGTACCGATAAAACTTGCCCCACCCCTTCAATGTTGACGGCTTGTACACGAGCTGCTATAACTTCCTTAGCACCAATGCCTTGACCATAGATTTCAATATTCCTGCGACGTCTCAAAGACTCATCGGATTCAGCTAATTGGCCTAAAGTAGCATCTTCGGCCGGATTGGTAAATCCATCAAAGTTTGGGGAAACCGTTACAACCTGCCAGGTAGTCCCCGCTAGAGCGGCTACAGGCCCCGCTACAGTACTTTGAAAAGTTGCAGGGATGAGGTCAGGATATGGGCCACCCGCATCCGTGTAGGGGCCTCCAATGGCCTCCCATTGGGTGTTTTTTTCCACGTCTTGAATGAGATCCCCATTATTAACAATCCCCGGACCTCCAAATTCAATTAAACCCTCGACCGTAGAGAAGGTTTCCCCTCTTCGAGTAGTCCCGGTCAAGGTGCATAGTTCATCTAGAACCGTCCCCTCAGCCTCATTAGGATCTCTTGAAACATATAGAGCGGATAAAACCAATTGTAAAGCCGAAAGCTGTTCGGCTTCGATATTGGCGATCTGTCCAAATACGTTAGTTGGAGTAGGGTTGGCACTTGGCCCAAAAGCCGTTTGAAGTTTAGCTATGATATTTGCTAGAATCTCCGCCTGGGTATCAATTTCTAATCCATTTGCATTAAAGGTTGGCATTTTTAAATCCTTTCATCATGGAGAGTTTATCTCCAACGTAAAATCTATTTCTTCATTATTGACTTTAATTGTCATACTTATTTTTGCGTAAGCTTCTTCTGGGTCGAAAATAGAAAAGAAAAAATCCGTAACCCCGTCCACGCCAGGAACTCTTTCAACAATTGTTTTTAGAATAGTTTCTACAGTGTCTTGATAAAACTCCGAGTTAGCGATGAAAATAGCCGTGACCCATGGGGTGCCTAGGTTTCTCGCATATACTGATTCTCCGTAATGTGTCAGAAGGGCGATTTTAACACTTTGTGCCACCGCTTCACCTTTGGTCACAAGAACCAAATCCCCATCTTTTGAGATGACTAAATCATTAGTCACGGGATCTATTTTCAAATCAGCCATTTATTCAACCATCACTTTCGAGGATAAAAGGGTAGCGGGATTGCCTGCACTTTGTGTATCCGTAGTGGGGACAGCGGACCCCGTGACCGTCCCTGTAGCCAAATCAGCGGACCCGGACAAGATATGGGTATGGGAGTTATATGTAGATATAAAACTATTTATAAAGTTTAATAAAGAGTTTCCCAAAGCCACAAATTCATCCGAGGCATCTTTACCTAGCTTTATGAGTTCGGCTTCAAAGACCGCAGCCGCTTGTTCGATGGGGTTTTCTTGAGCTTTTGTATTTGGTAGCAATCCTGGGATAAACACGGAGCTAGCTTGGTTATGAAGGAAAAAGGTTCGAGGTCTTGTAGGTCTTCCAAGCTCTTTCCAATTGGAGATATCTCGGTCCATCGTGAGGACAATTCCTGTATCGCCTACCGTCAGAGGAAAGCTCAAGTATCCTCCATTTTGAAAACTTTGGACAACTGGGATCCCTTGTAAAATGACCGGGTCAGCAATTGTTTGCTCATTGGTATCCGGGTTTACATCTACCGCTTGAATTTGGATCTCGACTTTAGCTGTCCTTTTTGCAGCATCAAAGGATAAAACTTTGCCGGGAATTGCGGTTCGGGTATCCAATTGAGAAATACGAATAGTATTCTCATGGAGCTCCGTATCCGAGGGCTCTTGTCTCCCATTTCCTGCACCTGCTGCGTAAGTCAATTTCCAAATCTCCCAAGTTTCCTAGCCGTGAAGCCCATTTCACATCCTACGTAAGAATCACCATTCCAAGCTATGTCTTCGATGCGAAGAGCTCCCGAGCCTAAGTTTTCGGTGTTCTCATCTTGTATTATTACTTGTTGGCCAGGTCTCAAAGTTGGGATACCCATGGCTGTCACCGAGAAGGCCCCATCATCTTGTGGCGTGACGGATAAAAGACCCGTGTCGAAACCTAATACATAAGGTGCAGTGGTATCGTCCAAAAGGCCAAACGTAGTCAAAAAGATCTCTCCGTTTTGAACCGTCCATCCATATTGAGGACCCAGACTCGTGATGAGATCCGTGAAGTCTTTTCGAGCCCGGGACCCGGGGACCACCGACACTTTATCCTGTTCGCCACCAACGGAGGCGATATTATCCAAAGTCGACCTTACTTGAAGTTTGCTCAAAGCTTGTCTAAACTGAGCCGACAGTTTTAACTCCATGATCTCGGCGAGTGCTTCAAAACCCGCTATGAAGAATGCCTGATCCAAAACAGGGCCAGGCGTCGACCTAGGTCCCACTTGTGCAAAATCCGCAATTTCTATTTCTGAGACAATATCCGTCCCTGTAAAGATTTTAGGACGGATTTTTAATATAGGGGCTTCATATAACTGAAAGACTTGACCCTCCCAGCCGAAAAATATTTTGGCCTTAAAGCCAAAATTCTGTACGAGTTCGGCAACTCTCGCCAAAACAGGTATTTGAGTCTCCGTGTTTAAGTTAGTAATTCGAATAGACCCTGAATTGCTTGAAGAACCCACGTCCATTTTACAATCCCATTCGATTTTTAACCCTTCACCGTCCACACATTCGGTTTGAATCCCTAGAGTTTCCGTTCCTACTTCGACTCTAGCGGCTATATTTAAAAACCTATCAAAGATTGGTACGAGATTTGCCATTAGAGATATTCCTCCGGCACATAATATATTGCATGGGTTTCATCTCTAAAAGAATTGTAGGTTGGATCAAAACCCGGGGTCCCTTCAAAAGTATTTGTTTCGGTGTTATAAAACTGGGTTCGGAGGTCAACACATATGATTTGACCTGGAGGGATTAAATCCGTTCCTTTATATCTATATTGTTCTAATAAGGATGTACCAACAGAAACCTTTTTCGTCCCAACTACCAAAGAGTTATCGACGGGATTATAAACGCTCATATACCAAGCATCTCTAAAAGCACTTGGTCCGGCATTATAAAAACGGAACCCATAACGGTTCCCATCCAAAACCACTTGAGTTTCATAATCATTTGCATTATTGGGCTGAGGATTTATTTTTTTTAAGATTACATTATTAGCCATGGGGTTTTCCTTTATCCTACAGTGGGGGCATTCAGAGGATTATCGACATTCTCAAACTCAGAGACCTGAGTATCGGTAGTGGGGGAGTTTCCCCCCCCGGATTTCTTATTTGCTCCCGAAGATTGTTCATCATAATCATTGACAAAAGCCGTACGTTCGAGGCTCAAAAGTCGAGCTTCTTTAAAAGCGATAGTGGCTCGGGTGTTGGTACCTAACGTAATATCCCAAGGACAAGATACGGACTCGATGAAAGCCCGGGGCATACCCCAGCGAGGCGTGTAAACGGCCACAGGGAGGTTTTGACCTTGAAGGTTGATGAGGTTGCGGATTCTTATCAAATCCGCTCTGACGGAGTCTGGTGTTTCTACAGCGGGTACCACGGCCATGGAAGACCCAGGCTGTATTATGGACGTGAATAATACATTAACCTGTAAGGTCTGAAGATCCCGACGGCTATTGGTGGTGGCTGTCGTGAAATTTGATACCGTATTCTCAGTCACGGATGAAGTTTGGGTAAAAGCCTCGGATTCAATAAGGTCTGCTGTTATTCTATTAATTGTAATCCCTGGCACAAGATCCAATATAGGCTCGATTGGGAAAGTCCCAGTAGGGTCTAGTTTATAGACCAAAAGGGTTCTTCGAGATAATTGCCCTGATAAATCACTATCAAATACTGTTGCCATTATGCTTTCCTCGTTCCGCTCATATCCGCCATAGTTTTTGCATTTGATTTTCTTTTGATTTTATCCATGGCTGTTTCAATAGTTTTTTCAAGTTTTTCAGGATTCATAGCCAGTTTTGGATTATTAATGGAGAATTTGATATCAAAGATGTTATTGGTAATCGCTACTGTCGGCTCGACACCTTTAGTATTAGGGGCACGTTTTGCGAGATTA